TTACTCACACCAAGTTCAATCAAACGACTGACATAATTATCCAATACACCATTATCAGGAAATACCACACTGACAATGTGATTGCCACTGATCCTATGTTCTTCTACTGGACTATAAGGACAGAACCTAGTGTAGTTAATTGCAATATCTCCATTTTCATTCCTTTCCCCAAGGGAAAGAACATAGGGATAAATCAGACGATACCCAACGATATCTTCATTTTCACCCTTTACATCGCCAAACAAACATAATACATTATCGCCAGTAACTAACTTAACAATTCGTACAAAGTGATTTTGCTTCAATTCAGTCATTTAATTCAATCTCCGTTTTTTGGGAAAGTTTACTTTCATATGCTTTTTGTAATCCAGGTTCTGGATTACTGATTGTCATGACACAATCATAAGGAACCTTAAACATCGTGTCTGGTGAATATGGATTCCATTTACTAAAGCGTACTTGATACTCCATACCATGTGCTTCGGTTAAGTATTGTTGGGTAGTTCCATCCAGATTTAGAACATAAGGTTCTTCCATGATAAGACAAATTCCTTTCTTATCATCACCCTCCCCGTCATAAGCTTCTTTTAGATCAGTGATAATTCTATCACCTGTCTTTAATGTAATAACAGATACTGCCATAATTTATTATAGGTGTATTATTAGTTTAGCACTAAAAAAGGGCAGCGTCAAGCTGCCCCGATATTTAGAACCATTTCTTACGCTTCTGTTTTTCAGGAAGTTCTTTTCTCAACACAACTGTCAATAATCCATCTTTAAACTCCACGCTCTCAACTTCAACGTCTTCTGCCATCTGCCAGTTGCGACTAAATGATTTTTGAGAGATCCCTTTGTGCTGATACTTACGTTCCTTTTCCCGTGGTTCTTTGTTAGCAGATACATTTAAAACATGTTGTTGAGTTGCGACTTCAATATCTTCACCTGTAAATCCAGCCAAAGCGATCTCAAGTATGGTTCTGCCATCATCTCCGTCAACCACATTGTACGGAGGGTAACTAGATCCAGTACCTGCAATAGCTTCCAATCTTCTGAATGTTTCATCGAAACCAATAGAGTAAGGTGTGTATGTTTCCCAATTGAATGTTACCATTGTCCTAAAAAGCGACGTTTACATGTGACCCGTTAGGCATCACACTAGTAATTATATGAGAAGCATAAAAAATGGGGGTGATGAAATCCCCCATCAATACTACGGTTTATACTAATTTAACAGATTTTAAAATACATTCTTGTAGTTCATTTCCAGGAACTCTATTCTTAGAAATATAATCTAATGTGTGAAAAGAGAATAAATCAAACCCAACTGATATTCTATACTCTTCTGTTGGTTGTACTTCGTGAAGAACCCATGATGGAAACATGGTTATTCTTGCTGGTTTATTTTCACACTTCCAAGGACCATAATAATCACTAAGATGAGGTATGAAATAATCAGTGGTTGTCTGATTATCCGTAAGCATTACATTGCCACTCAAGAATGTATTTTCGTGATATGAATGACAATGCCTAAGTACTGGATCTCCTGGTTGTAAAACTACAGCCCATCCACGAATCCAAATGTCATAAAGTCTTTCTTTATGAACATCCAGATTATCCAAATAGTCACTGTATACTCTGGTAATAGAAGACTGTAAAAATTTTACTGCTGGATTATCCCAAGTAAAGATGTTATAGGTTCTCCAAGTATCTTTATATGATCCAGGATTTTTATTTTCTATTTCTTTAATTAAGTTTTTAATAAAAAAATTGTTAAGATCTTCTACCCATATTGGACAGTCAAAGTTAGGAGCAAACGGCGTATTTGCTTCCCAACTTTTCCAACGATGTAAATTTGAATGAGTACTGGATACTTTACAATATGCTGTATCAAGTATATTATTCACTTACTTTTTTACGACCAATATTATATTTGCTTTCTAAAGTCCATTCTTCCTTTTCCTTAAAAGCAAGCACTTTGATTTGATTGAGTGGTGCAAGATCGGCAATCTTATCTGGCGTTACAATAGTAATCAATCCCCAATCACTCAACAGTTGAATGATACGATTGCGGCGTTGCACATCATTTAATGATAGGTTTGTATTCTTCCCATCAAGAGCAAACAACTCCTTGAAGTGAACGATATAATACTTACCTTGTTTATGTAAGATATGGCAGGACTGATAGATCTTCTTTTCTTTACGAGAAGCTACACCAATTCTTGTCAGTGTTTCTCTCACTTTGAGGAAGTCATCTGGTTCATTCAGAACCACCTCCACCATATCAGATTGTTTCCACTGGATTTCGATTTCGCCACTCATTTCTTTCCACCTTTATTCAGTACCTTTGTAATATGATCTAACTGATCCTTGGTGAGAATCCTGAGTGCTTGGAGTGCTTTATCGTCATTATAACCATAATACTCTTTTACTACTTCAAGATAATCAATAGAATCTTTTTTCGCCCAAGGAGAAAATCTTTTCCTCGGTTTGACACTATTTAGTAAAAAATCATACTGAAGTTTCTTTGGCAGGTGGCAGTTCTTATTCATCTCATTAACAAACAAGATGGTATCAGTAAAAGAACTCAGGCAGCGATTAACGATATACGGTGGGTATGCTTTTTCAGCACCAACATCTTCATCAAGAATGCTTTTCTTTGATTGGTTGATGCTGTAAAGGTAGTCTTTCAGTTGGTATGTCATTCCAATGTCTCACGGCGTTAGCAACAATAGCAATATTAGTAATTAGATATGTCATAAAAATAAAAGTGCGGATAAGTGCTATCTTATCCGCCTCTTTGTCGCACTCATCTGCTTTTTCTCCAAGTGCTTTACACCATAGTTTCCACATTATTTGAAGACCGCAGTAACACCAACAACTTTAGCTTTGGGGTTACGTGCTAGGGCAGTCTCCCTAGCATCCTGGTAGTTCGCTGCCTCAACGATCTCATCAAAGACCTTGCCAGCGACGTAGAGTTGGACTTTAACTTTCATGGTAGTTGTAAAGGACGAGTTCCTTGCGTTCTGCTTGATCTATTGTATACGACCCAGTGGACCGCATGGTGTAGGTATGTGCAAATTCTCCAACTGTCCACCCCTGGAACCGCTCGGTCACGAGGTTGGAGCTGTTGTAGGAAACCAGTTGAGAGCAAACATGCCTGTCACAATCAGCAGCAAACTTATCGTGATCAAATCCTTTGTGCATTGATCCCTTACGCCCATAGAGGTTATCCTTAATATCATAAGGAGGATCAAGATATACAAACACACCCATGTCATCTGTCAACAGTTCTTCGTAAGAAAGGTTAGTAATCTTCCAGTCTTTGATAATTTTACCATACTCTGGAATCTTCTCAATACCATTCATGGAGAAATTACTGACACTTGCTTGCTGACTGAAAGAAGAACTCTCAGTCAGACCAGAGAAACTACATTTGTTAATGATGTAGAAAGCAACGGCACGGTAAAAATCTTCTGCTTCTGGATGATTAAGTTGGATCTTCATTTCGTTGAAGAGTTGTCTGGCAAGTTCGGGAGTGCCATAATCTTCCTTGTATTCTTTCAGGCACCTGTGTAATTCATCTGGTTCATCACGTAGAATACACCAGAAAGTATAAAGAGGATTATAAAGATCATTCACCCAGATATCCAAGAATGGATAACGCTTGGCAACTTCAAGTGCCACAGAACCACCACCAAGGAATGGTTCTCGGTACTCATCAAACGTCTTTAGATCAGGAATATACTGAAAAATTTTAGGTAGAGCTCTGCTCTTCCCCCCTGGGTAACGCAACGGAGTTTTCAGAGATTTCAAAGTCTGGGGCATGATATTTAAGATACTCAAAGAACGTTAGTTTCATTTCCTTCTGCGTCATGCCACAGTGTTTGGCAGCAGCAGGTAAAGTCATTTTAGCACGAAAGAGAGCTTCGTTTGCTTCTCTTACATTATTAGGGGTTGTCTTTACTGGGGCATCATATAGGTCCCACTTATTAATTTTGAAAAGGTTCATTCTCTACAACGCATTTTAGCATATTCAAATATTTTTCCTGGGATGTTTATACCCAAAGCGTTCTCGAAACCATAAAATCCTGGCGAGGAGTTTGCTTCACAGATCCTGTACCCGTCCTCATGGAAAAGCAGATCAATGCCAGCAATATCAAGATCGAGAACTTTAGCCGTTTGAATGGCAAGTAGTTCCATTTTTTCATCAACATCATAAACTAATCCTTTACCCCCACGGGATATGTTTGCTTTGAATGATCCATCGGTAGCTTGGCGAAGCATAGCACCAACGACCCTACCACCAATAACGACAACACGAAGATCACGTCCCTCTGAAAATTGTACATACTCTTGGACGATCATACTGTTCTTGAAGTCTAGCGCAGAAATTAATTCTGACAAGTCATTGAATTGTTTTTTATTCTCACAGAGATAAACACCAGCTCCATGTGATCCAGTAATGACTTTCACCACACAAGGAAACCCTACTTGTTTTTCAACTAAATCACAATCACTTGGAAAGCGAGTAAGCATCGTTTTGGGAATAGGAAGTCCTGCCTGTGCCAAAATCTGATTGGCATACATCTTATCTTTTGCTGCGATGATCGCATCAGAGTTTGGCAGAGTAGGAACATTCAGTCTTTCGAACTGACGCAAGACGGACAAGTTATAGTTACCAGTAGCAGAGCCTGTCCTAGCGAGTAAAACATCTGGGAGACTAACGATCTCATTTTGGTAACGGATTGATTTTCTGTCATCACGAGAAACAATAAGGTCAATTTCATCAGCATAAACAATCTTGAAATTAATTCCAGATTGCTCCGCTTCTTCTAAAAATCTATCTCTTTCGTAAATTTCTCTAGTCTTACGATTTGCTAGCATCCAAGTTTTCATTTGAATTCACAACTCATCATTAGTTCTGTGAGACATGCTAGCATATTTACTTCTTGATCTGGGACAATTGTGATGTCACGCATATATTTGGCGATGATCAATACTGCTTCTGGAATAGAAGCTGGTTTGAGAACATCATACAGACTGTCATAAACCTTACGCATCATCATGCTTGGGTCATTATCAAGATGCTGAACCACCCAGTTCTTTACAGTAGTAAATTCTTTCTTCTTCAGGGAAGTGAGTAGAGCATCCAAATTGACATCAGCGACATCAACAAGAATAGCGGAACTGATAGCGCCAGTCGCAGCATAACGCTGACATTCGTTGATAAGACGGCGCCAGTCTGGGTAGTATCGCTTGACAAGTTTGGCGAGGACTTTATCTTCATACTCAACCTGTTCGTGGGTCAGAATAGTTTTCAGGCGAGTAAAGAACTCACCTTGAAGTTGAACTGCCTGGTCTGGTTTGATCCTAAAATCAACAACCGTACAACGGGAATGGAGAGGTTCAATGATCTTGTTGATGAAGTTACAGGTGAAGATGAAGCGGCAGTTGCCATGGAACTCCTCCACGGCGGTCCTGAGCGAGAGCTGGACATCGTTGGTGGTGTTGTCCGCCTCGTCAATAATGACGACCTTGTGGGACGCCCCAGAGGTCAGAGAGATGGTTGTGGCGAACTGCCTGACACGGTTGCGGACCGTATCGAGGAAGCGCCCCTCGTCCGAACCGTTAATGACGATATAGGATGCTCCAATCTCCTGACAAAGAGCTTTGGCAATTGTGGTCTTTCCGACACCAGCAGTGCCAGTAAGTAGAAGGTTAGGGATCTCTTCTTGTGCGACAAATCCTTTGAATACGTCTTTGATAGTGTCGGGTAAGATACAATCTTCCACGATTGCTGGACGGTACTTTTCAACCCACAAGAAATCTTTACTCATTCCAAATCTCTCAAAATAGTTTTCATCGTAATGTCAGAGGCATTAAACTCTGCTCGCATGTATTCTACACCATCCTCTGGAACGGTGTGATCTCCACAAGTAAAAATGTCACAGACTGCTGTGCCATTCTCTGGCCAAGTGTGAATGCTGATATGACTTTCAGCAAGCAGAGCAACAGCAGTGACACCTTGAGGAGAAAATTTGTGTGAGTGTAGGGCAATCAGAGTTGACTTACACCACTTTGCTGCTTGAAACATAACATCCCGAATAAACCCTTCATCATCAAGTTCGTCTGCAGCACAACCTTTGAGGGTAAAGAGAATATGTTTCATCAGGGTTCAAGGGCAATATAGTAAGTCAGGTCTGTGGTTTGGTTGGTCCATTCTGAAATAAGATGTTTAGAGATCTTGACAGAGTAATCACCAGGGAGCAGACGGATGTTCTCAATTTTGACATCCAAAGAATACTCGCCAGTAAAATCACCAGAAGTGGATTGCTCGTAAGTATTGCTGGTATCATTCTCTTTATCACGAAGGATCAGTTTGATAGCATCTCCAGTAGTGTCAAAAGTAAGGTCTGGGAGACTATAGACAGCAGAAGCTTTCTGAAGGGAGACCAGTTCATCACCAGTAATGTTGAACTGAATATCAGCACCTGGAAATTTGACATTCTTTTCAGGAGCAGACTTCAGCGTGATTTCAGGATCCGAAAAGTAATACTTAACGGAACGGCCGCCGCCACGGATACTAACAAAATCGTTGTTAGCAAATTCAAGTTGAGGATCGCTAAAGAGACTGATGCCAGAAAGAAACTGGCTGAGATCGTAAATAGCAAAATCCACTGGGAAAATTTCTTCCGCCGTGTATTTCGCAAGGATGTTCTCCGCATTGCTAATAGTGCGAACTGTGCTTCCCTGTCGGAATACGATGGAGGAATTGATACTGGAGAAGTTTTTGAGAACGTCAAGGGTTTTTTTGGAAAGGATAACTTTACTCATCGGTTGTAATCTTCACGGGTAGCATTTTTGTCGTTGAAGTGCAGCAGAAGAACTGCGTAATGAAGGATCTTAATAATGTCACGACGAGCAGATCCTTTGCGATCATAACGTGAAGCATACTTCAGGATATTGCTGCGACAGAAAGCTTCTCCATCGCCACATGCTTCAATCAGATCCAGAGTTTGGATTTTGTCATCACCAGCAGAGTAATGTGCGGTGTAGGTTTTGGTGATGTATTCACTTAATTCATTAAGGATTACATCCTCACTATACTTGTAGTTCATTCTTTCCAAATAGTTTCGATATTATCATGGTAGCATTCTTCAAGGTTTCCGTCAAGGTCCTTGACAAATAACTTCAGACCCTCGCCACCTAGGATCCGAACAGTCCTGCCATCTTTGAGGATGGCAAGACGATTTACGTGTCCGTGGAATTCATCAGAATGGAGCTGGGGCATCTTCTTTAAGATCGGTAACAACATCAGCATCAATCTTATCATACAGTTCGATGAAAGATTGCTTGGTCTCGTCATCAAAACGATTGACACAGACCTTGATAGCTTTGATACGATCCTGCCAGATAGCAAAGGCACGGATGATATGAACCAGACGACGGGTGGAGATCACCTCATCGATACCACCATCTTTGAAAGTCTTACGGATAATGTCTGCCCAGTTGGCAAGGTTCTCACAGAACTTCTCATCTAGAGCATTCAGATCAGCAGATGCTTTCTTGAGAATGCTAGTCTCAATAGTCACGCTGGGATAATCCTGCTCAAAGGTGAGGGCAAAACGCTCAAGGAATGCTTCGTTCAGAACGTTGGTGCCGATGAAACGTCCGTCATCAGAACCCTTACCTTTAGTGTTGGCAGTAGCAAACACGTTGAAACCAGCAGCAGGTTGAACGTAGCGACCAGTCTTCTTCAGGAAGATACCCTTACCTTCAAGTACAGACTGAAGACACAGGATCTTGTTAGATGCCAGGTCAACTTCGTCAAGCAGAAGAATAGCACCACGTTCCAGAGCTTCAATCACAGGACCGTTGTGCCACACAGTCTCACCATTCACCAGACGGAAACCACCAATCAGGTCATCCTCATCAGTCTCGATCGTGATATTCACACGGATCAGTTCTCGCTTCAGAGAAGCACATGCTTGCTCCACAGAGAAAGTCTTACCGTTACCAGACAGACCAGTAATGAAAGTGGGGTAAAAGATGCCAGACTGAATAACTTTCTTCACATCAGAAAAGTTCCCGAACGGGACGAAATTAGCATCTTTGGCAGGAATAAGGTTCTGTTCTTCCCGAACGGTAACAGGAACTGCAGGAGAAGCAGCAGGTGCTTTGTATGCTTGCTCAAGCTTTTCTTGAACAGTCAGGTTCCAAGTGCCACGCTTCACATAGAAATCACGCAGTCGCTTGGTAGCAGTAGCATAAGTGATACCAAAAACACCACAAGCATCCTGAACCTGGGCAGCGTTGATATCGTTGCCGAAGTTGCTGGACAGGTAAGAAGTCAGTTGCTCAGTAGTAACGTCAGATTTGGCAGGCATTTGGGTCATTTCGTTGATGTACTTAGTATAGGGCAGGCAGGGCGGTTTGGCGTCAGACCCAGGACGGTTTGCGAAGTGGCATACGCAGGTAGTTGGATGCCACCCAGGGCTTGCTGGCAATATACATTTTGTAAGCATCGAAGGTAGAGATGCTGGTATCAAGTTTGTATTCGTCAGGCATGGCACGAGCGAAAGGAGTTACATTATTCAACTTACCTTTGGGGAAAAGATAGTATGCTTGAAGTAATGTGTTGTAACAGGAATGGGTTTTGCCATACCTGACAGAATATTCATCGCACAAATTCATACCCCATTTGATGAGCCAGTAAGCATTATCAATAGTTTCTGCTGCCCATTTGGTACAGGGATGATTGCGAAAGGCACCCTTCTCTGTACGATAAGGGGTGCCATCAGTTTTATTCAAGGGACCATAATTGTGATACCAAGAGGATGCCACGATGGATAACATCTGGCAACACTCAAGTGGCATCTTCACAATATGTTTATCTGGCAGACAGATTGCGCTTTCTGCAGGGAATGGATGAGTGACAAAAATGTTCAAGCGACGTACTCCACAAACGAATTTAGCAGTTTCTTGTTGGTAGATTTGGAACCAAGCATCTTCTTGAATGCCTTGGTGATCTCACCTTTCTTCGCACCGCACTCTACAGTAAACTCCACATCCTCGTCAAGCGAACTGTTAGAAATCGCATAGATCGCAGTAAAGGATTTGGGATTGGGAACAATCGCAGACTTCTCTTTCTTCCACTGTTTCTGAACTTCAGCATACTGGGCGATGTCGCCGTAACAGCAGACAAAGTTAGACAGCTGCGAACCAGAAAGAATACGGAAACCAAGCACATTCACATCAGGGTTTCGATCACGCAGTTGCTGAATGAATGTGTTGGTGTTGTTGTCCCAACCATGGAAGTTCGTATACACCCGACCACTCTTACGATCTCGCAGACAGGTATTCTCATCTAGACGACGAGGACGAACATAGGAAACATCACGGTATTCATCATGAAGTTTACGACCATATGCAGTATGGCAAGCTTCACCATCAGTCAGAATACAGACATTCACTTTCTGAATATCATTCTGCTTCCTGAATTCGGGGATAATGTAATTCAACATCACCACACCTTCG